GGCACTATGATTGCTTTGAAGGGTGCTGACAGGCCTGAGACGATGCGTGGTGTAAGTTTGAAGTATCTGTGTATGGATGAGTATGCGGATATGAAGCCTGAGGTGTGGGAGCAGATATTAAGACCTGCTTTGACTGACCAGAAAGGCCATGCATTGTTTATTGGTACACCAATTGGCCGTAATCACTTCTATGAACTCTACAATTACGCCAATCTTGGTGATGATGATGACTTTACTGGCTATCATTTCACTTCTTTTGACAATCCTTTACTCGATCCCAAGGAAATTGCTGCTGCTGAACGCTCTATGAGCCGTTATTCCTACCGTCAGGAGTTTTTAGCCTCTTTTGAGGCCCAAGCGAGTGAATTATTCAAGGAAGAGGACATTATTTTTGATGAAGAAGAGCCAAATAATGGTGAATATTACATTTCTATTGATCTTGCAGGGTTTGCAGATGCCAATAAGGTGAAGACAAAGACGAAATGGCTTGATGAAACGGCTATTTCCGTGGTAAAAGCGAATACAGATGGCTGGTGGGTAGCAGATATCATACATGGCAGGTGGGGTGTTGAAGAAACAGCACGTAAAATCTTTGATACAGTGAGTAAATATCGCCCTATTTCGGTAGGAATTGAAAAAGGAGCCTTGAAAAACGCTGTTTTGCCGTATATTTCGGAAAATATGAAGAAAAATCAGAAGTTTTTTAGGATTGAAGAGCTTACACACGGCAATCAGAAGAAAACAGACAGGATAATATGGGCATTGCAGGGTAGAATTGAGCAGGGAATGTTAAAATTTAACAAGGGGCCGTGGAATACACTACTTCTTGACCAACTTTTTCAGTTTCCCAACCCGTTAGTGCATGATGATTTGATTGATAGTCTTGCTTACATAGACCAAATGGCTAGAATAGCCTATGATGTAGACTTTGAAGAAGAAGATTATCAATATGTTGACGCTGTAGCAGGGTATTAGCATGGATAATTACGATTTATTTGATGAAACGCTGGAAAGTTGGGTCATGTCTACCTGTGATGGGTGGAGAAACAACTTTGAAAGCAATTATAAAAAACGATTTGAAGAGTATTACCGCATTTTTCGTGGTGAATGGTCTCCTATGGATAAGACTAGGGAGTCGGAACGCTCAAGAATCGTCTCACCAGCTACCCAACAAGCCGTAGAATCCACTGTTGCAGAGATTGAAGAGGCAACATTTGGTCGTGGACGATGGTTTGATATCAAAGATGATATAGGTGATCCCCGTCCTGATGTCGTTTTATTAAGGGAAAGGCTCTACGAAGACTTCAGCAAGCACCAGATTCGTAAAGAATTGTCTGAATGCATCCTG